CGTTGTTTTTCAATGCTGATGCGTTGAAAGAACCGCCATACAAAGTTTATCAATTGAATTCGGACGGCCACCGTTATTATTACCGGTTCGACGCCAACGGCAACCCGGAATTTTACCCGTCCGTAACTACATTGTTGAAACAGGTAATGCCGACCCCACCCGCGTTGTTGGATTGGATTGCCGCCAATGGCAAAGAGGGTTCGACGGAAAAAAGGGATTTGGCCGCCGCATACGGTACGTTTATGCACGCCCAATTCGAAGAACTGATAATCAACCGCCATTACGATTTCGACGCCGTACCGGGTGTTCTGTTGGATTATATGGAACGGAACAACTTGCCGGATAAGGTGTTTGGCGATTGGTTGGTTACGATACGCAAAGACGTGTTGGCATTCGCCCAATTCGTAAAGGATTGGAACGTAAAGCCGTTGGCCGTTGAAATCGCGTTGGTACATCCCGAATACCATTACGCCGGATGTCTTGATTTGCCGTGCGAAATGACGAACCCCAAGACGGCCGAAACGTTTACCGCCATCGTGGATTTCAAAAGCGGGCGCAAAGGGTTTTATGAGGAACACGAAATCCAATTGCATTTGTACAAAATGATGTGGGATGTGTATTGCCCGGAAAAGCCGATACAAAGGTTATTCAATTTCAGTCCCAAGGATTGGCGCAAATCCCCGACATACAATTTGAAAGACCAAACGGATTCCGTGAATGCAAAGAAGATTCCATATTTGTTGAATCTTGCGGCAATAGAAGATGGAAAGAGGGACAACACGTTTACCATCGTGCAAGGCCAATTGGATTTGGATAACGGCAAGATTGAGGATAATTTGTTGAATCTGTCATTGGCCGAACTGATAAAGACAAAGAGGGATAAAAAAGACACCCCGGAACAGGCGGCCAACGCCCCGGAATCCAAAGATTCGGACAACGCGCCCGATTCGGCCCCAAATAAGGCCGTCAGAGTCACGAAAAGTTCGCGCCCGTCCAAACCCACGTCAGATGAAAGAAAATCGGTTACAGGGCAAAACGCGGAAAAATTACCGAACCCCGGTGCGGAACCGATGGCGGCAAAGACTGATTTGTTGAATTCAGATATTGAAATGTGATTATGGGCGGACGAATAATTAGAAACGACGCAAACGGTTCGATGTTGGAATTGCCGGAAATCGGCCGTTTGCATATCGGAATGAAGAACGAACGCGGTTTGCCGCAATCCATTGATTGGTTCCGACCAACCGGCAAATACGCGGCATTGTTTACGCAAGCGTTGGGCGAAAAGCCACAAACGATTCAAGTTATATTCCCGGACGACAACCCCGAAAAGGTATGCCGCGAACGTTACGAATACAGGGACGACAAAGGCGCGTTGGTTGCATCCGGCGACGGTCAGACATTCGAGGTTTGGGACGGCAAGAAATATGCGCCGTATTCCATCAATGATTATCCGCAAATAATGGAACAGATTGCGGCCAAGAATCCGACGAAACGCGGTGCGGAAAATTGGGATGTGACATTGACAATGCGCGTAATCATCCCGGCCGTCCGGGGCGTGGTTGGTGTGTGGCAATTCGCAACCAAGGGTAAGGCGTCAAGCGTCAAGAACATTCGCAATTCGTTCGATGCAGTACAAACGATGTACGGAACCGTTACCAATACGGTGTTCGATTTGTCAGTACAATTCGCCAAAAGCAACAAGCCGGGCGACAATTCCCGTTACCCGGTGGTTTCCTGTATCGCTAATTATAACAGATGCGGCGAAATCCGGGATGCGATGCACCCCACCGAAAATTTATCCCTATTACTAACAAATAAAGACAAATGATTATGAACAACAACGAAAACGTATCCGCAACCGAATCCCAAAAGAAACGTTTAATGGCTTTTTTCAGAACAGGCCAAAAGATAACAAGTTTTGAAGCGTTGAACGATTTGTGTATTTTCAAATTATCCGCAAGGTTATGCGAATTGGAAAACATCGGTGTTCCAATCAGCCGGGAAAGATGGCAAGTTGTCAACAGGTATGGCAAACAAATCCGCATCAAACGGTATTGGATTGAGCCATACCGCCGGGCCGCAGAACTGAAAGAAATTGCCAACAAACAACCCCGTGTGCGTCTGTTCAATCCGGGCGCATACGATAGGGCGGAACAAGCCAAAAACGAATTGGACGAACTGATAAAAAATAATCCGATTTTGTTTCCCGAATACAAATAATATCTATATTTGCACCGACATAACAACGTTGACCGCGACCAACGGATAGGATACAACGCCACAATGTGGCAAAAGATTCCCGGTATTTGGTGCGTCGCGGCCCATTTACCGGGAATTTCTTTTTGATATGGATTTGAACAGAAAAATAGAATTAGCAATCAAATTGTTGCAATCCATCCCACAGGATGGACCAATTGAATTATCTTATTCCGGGGGTAAAGATTCGGACGTGATTTTGGAGTTGGCAAAAATGGCCGGAATTCCATTTGAAGCGATATACAAGAATACAACGATTGACCCACCGGGAACCATTAAGCATTGCAAAGATATGGGCGTAACTATTAGACAACCCCAAAAAACAATGTTTGAATTGATTGAATTAAATGGTTGGCCATCCCGTTGGTCGCGTTTCTGTTGCAAGTTTTTAAAGGAATATAAAATATATGACCGCAATATAATTGGTATAAGGCGTTCGGAATCATTAAGCCGGGCAAAACGTTATAAAGAACCCGAACAATGCCGTGTTTATCCAAATGGAGAAAAGGAAAGAATATATTTACCCATATTGGAATGGACTGATAATGACGTTGTGGAATTTATCAAAATGCGCAGTATTAAATGCGCCCCGGTGTATTATGACAAATCGGGTAATTTCCACGTTGAACAAAGATTGGGTTGCGTTGGTTGTCCGCTTGCATCGGGTAATGGTCGCAAAGATTTTGAAAAATACCCAAAGATGTTGAAACAATGGATAAAGCATTATCAAATTTGGTGGGACACGCATCCCAATACAAAATCAAAAGCCATTTTCAACAACGTATATGAAAAAGTATTCTTCAATCTTTTCTGTACAAGTATGGAAGAATTTAAAACCCGTATTGGGGGGGGTATTTTTCCCGAACAAGCGATTGACGCAAAACAATTTTTGGAATCCCATTTTGGCATTGAATTATGAGTACGGAAGCAAATAAATTCAAGGTCGAAAATTGGATAACGGTTCCGGGATTTGCCGTTGTGGAATTGGGTTTATCCGGTAATGAACTTTTGTGTTATTCATTGGTATATGGATTTACGCAAGATAAAGAAACCGAATTCAAAGGTTCTTTGACCTATATTGCAAGCGCATTGAATGTGACCAAACAGAATGCCAAAAAGATAATTGACAGATTGATTGAACGCGGATTGATAGACAAACACGAAATATATGTTTCCGGCGTCAAATTCTGTCATTATATGGCAAACCGCGTTGGTGGTATTGCTGAATCAGCAACGGGGTGTTGCCAAAACGATAACGGGGGCGTTGCTGAAATAGCAACGGGGGGCGTTACTGAATCAGCAACTAATAATAATAGTATTGATAAATCTATTGATAGAAATAATATACCCGCCGAGGGCGGTTTGTTTGACGGTCAACCCGAATTCGAACCAATAACCGTTACCCGTCCGCGTCGTACATCGGAAAATTTATGTATATTTGAGAATTCAAAATATGCAGATTATAAGTTGTTTGCGGCCGAATTCAATTCGCCGGAATTTAACGGCGTTGACATCGTGTATTATTACCACGTCGTTTCGGATTGGTCCGCAAGCAAAGGCGCAAAGAAACGTGATTGGATTGCAACGGCCCGTAACTTTATGCGTAAGGATATGGAAAGTGGCAAATTACATAAATTGAACAACCCCGGCGGTATTGACCCGGACGCAATGGAATATCTTAAAATGATGTCGGAATGATGGAAACAGGAATTGCAGTTTATAAGCCACAAACGGCCGTCAGCGTGCG